CAAAACGACATTTGGAGATCTATCATCGCGTTTTGTATGACAAAGCCTGAAGGTACTAAGCCTGAAGCTCTGCAGTATATGCTGGCTAAGGAGCTAGGTATCGAAGCAGATACAACTGCTATCGCTCTCGCATCAATTCGTTTCTAGGAGATTTATTATGTCACATAATGTTGAGCAAATTTGTGCTGGTTTAATTTTTTGTGTAGTCGTTGTAGCAATTCCAATTTTGCTAGTATGGTAAGGAGTATATTATGGGTAAAGTGAAAGCAGCCGCTTTGGAAGGTCAAGAATTCGCTCAAGAGAATTACAATATTTCTCGTAACGAGTTCTGTGCTTTAGCGTTTGATGCATTCAAGCCAATGTCGCTTGAGGCAAGAGCCGCAGTTGAAGAATATGATATCATTCAGAATGATTTGAAAGAATATGAGAGGTACTACAATGCCGATTGAAAAACCACGTTACTTGACTGATTCTTATATCGGATCATTTTCAAGAGATGATGCCGAAGATATGGATCAATTACAAATGGTAAAGCACATGGTGTCACGGTTTAACGCTTGGCTCAAGCATTCAGGTAGTAACCAAAGATATCGTGTTTGTTTGAAAGGTCGTAAGCCTTATAAGAAGATGAAGACTCCTACGTCAAAAGGACCGGTGTCTTACACTTATTGGGGTACTGTTGTTGGAGGCATAGAGAATGCTTCTGTACTCAAAGCTTACATTTATACGAGAGGATCGTGATGGACTATAAATTTAATGAAGGCGAGTTGATTGATGAGTTTAGAGAATACATTGACTCAACGTACAGCTCACACTACTCCAAAGATAAATTTCAAGCTACGGAGTTTATCATTGATGGAGGACACGGTACAGGATTCTGTATTGGTAATGTGCTAAAGTATGCACAGCGTTATGGTAAGAAAGGTACATCATCTGATGCTAGAAAAGATTTGATGAAAGTCCTACACTACGCGCTAATTCAACTCTATGTCCATGATATGGAGGACTAGCGCTTCTTCTTAGGTCTATAAATTTTTTGCTTTACAGAAGCTGGACACCGACTGCCATACGGAACATGTAGAACAGTCGGATACCAGCTTTTGTAGTAATTAACTTTAGGATCCATGCGATACTCACAGACTGTAACCAAGCAGTTATTGCATATAGACCAAGAATGAGTTGCTCCTACGAAAGATAAAGCAACTGATATTAGGACAGCTTCCATTTCAATTCCTCATATCTTCTTTTGAGAGAAGCTACTTTTCTTTCGAGCTCAGTCTCAGGAATACTTGGATAATCATATGATTGTTCGATTACCCATCCACCCCATAGGATTATGCCCATAACTAGAAAAAAGCCTGTAATGAGTATGAATGCTGTCATTAGTTTGTAAAGACGAAGAACATTGCAACAAACATTCCACCTATGGCCACTATTGCTGCAACTGCACCAAGCGCGGTCTTAATAGCATGATCTCTTTCTTCATTTGCCAGCCTTTGTTTTTTTCGAGCTAGTTCTTCAGCTTCCTTTTGTTCTTTTATGCGCTGTGCTCTGAGATCTACAATACTTTTCCAAGTACCGAACCCAAAACGATTATCAATTAGCTGACGCATTTCATCCATTGCTTCAGCTGCTAACTTTGCATCGATTACTTCCGAAGCAACAGATTTAATTCCGAGTTGGTCTTTTACACCAACGCCAGAATTCTTAGATCTTTTCTTGTTGATTTGCTCTTGGCCTGCAAACATGTTATCGATAGCTCCAGCGAAGCTACCGATATCTTGTGCAGTCTGAATATTACTCTTAATAAATTCTACGCCTGATTTTACAAGCGCGATTCCAGCCATTGCTTCTGCGAACATGTCGATCTACCCGTGGTCTATACGTTAGATATAACTCGCGTAGATATTATGTAAATCGCTTTCAATAATATTTATAAGATTAGAAAGGCTTTATGCTTTCTTTTTTAACACTTACGAATTCAATTATACGATCATCTTCGTCTACTTTAACTGTAAGTTTTTTGCATGCCAATCTCATACTGCCTTTGTATTCTTCCTTGCCGGGAGTTCTTACATTGCGTGTGATTGTTCGCTTTGCACCAAGGCATTCGCTTAAACCATCACGGACAGTGAATTCTTTTAATTCAAGTGGACTACCAAAGAACATTAGTAATACGATTGCTTCCTTAACCATATCACCCTCCTAGTTTTTCAGTAACACTTTTCGCTTTCACTTTTGGATTCTCGTCTGTGTCTAACAAACGAATGATATAATTCTTACCATCTTTATCTTTACCGACTTCTACAAGTCGCTTCTGGCATGTGTATCTAAATGGTCCAGGACCGTCATAGGTCCTTTCCCCAATTTTTTTATTCTTTAAGCAGTCTACCATTTTATGATGTCCAACGTGTGATTCCACTACGCCATTGACATATAATAATAGTGTAATGCAAACCATTTCTGTTGTCATCTCAGTGTCCGTTCTGTTGTCTAATTTCTAATTGAGCGTCTTTAATTTTCTCAATCTGTTCTTCTAAATGATTAATTCGTTTTTCAAAGAATTCTAATGTTAACTTTTGTTGTTGATCAAATGGCGCTTGGCCAGATTCAATCTCTGTTGTTAAACCTTCAAGTTCTCCTGCCAAATGTTCAATCAACATAAATTGTTCATTATCTGCAGGTAAGCTTCCCATCTCACCTCTTGGCCATTTAATACGAAACTCTGTGTTTTGTTCTAAGTCTGCTATCATCATGGTCTGTTGTGTTTCAACAGAGTTTAATCTTTCAACAATACCAAAGTATGCCCAAGTTGCCAATGATGTAAAGGCAATCATACTAATAATATTACGAAGTGGTAGAGCTACTTCCGTACCTTCATTTAATTTTGTTGGCATACTATTTCACCTATCATAAGTCCGTTAGTATTTATATAAAAAAGTCCTTTACGAATAACTTAAGTTGTGGTATAATATAAATATTGTTGAAGATGTTGGATGGTAGACAGGACGCCGGGGCAGTACCGGCCGCCTCCACCATAATTACTTGGAGAAATGAATGTTTAAGTTTATTAGAGTTTGGTTTGAGAACTGGATGGCTAAGAAGGAAGAAAACGTACCAAAATATTTAGGCGGCAAGTAATTATGATGGGGGCGAAATAGGATCGACTGATGCTTGAGTCTTCAAGAAGTAAATGCAAACGATAACTTTGCTCCTGAGATGCGCCTAGCGGCATAATCTCTGGGCCCGCCGGAGCCTCGAAACAGAATCCGGCAACTTATTAAAGGAGAGCTATATGGCGCCGAGAAATCATAAGAAGTGGTTAGAGTCCCCGAATATAGAATACATCTCTAGCGAATGCTATAATAATGAAGAAATTCATAATCAAGAGATGGAACAAATCTTTAGTAAGGTTTGGGTGCCTATGTGCCACATCTCTGAAATGTATAATAAATTTCAATTTAGAACAACACAAATTGCAGGCCAAAATATTATTGCGTGGAATACTGGCGATAGAGTTAAAGCATACTTGAATAACGGTCCACAGCAACCTTCTGGTAAAGTATGGAATGATGATACCTTTGGTAAAGAGTTACACTGTGAAATAAAACATGGTGGCATGGTATGGGTAACGTTAGATCCTAATCCAACTCAAAGTGTAGATCAATGGACAGCTGGTGCTTTTGACTGTATTGCAGAAGCGATTGATACGGAAGAGATGGAAGTCTTCCATTATCACAAAGCTATCATAAACACTAACTATAAATTGTGGCATGATACAAACAGCGAGTTCTACCACGACTTTATGCACTATTTTAATCGTGTGTCAGGATTTAACGATGAATACTTTGCTAGGAAAAATATACCGTTCGACAACGGCCACGTTAATGTCAGTTCATTTACAGTCAACTACGAAGAGTATGATGGGTTTGAGGATAGAGGCGAGCTTAGTTTCCCTAACCTCCCACCAAATCAATGGTATATGGTTGATCTATTCCCTGGATTTAATTTTAATCTACGCGGTAGCGCTTATAGAAGCGATAGCGTCACACCTATTGGGCCAAACAAAGTACTTATTGAGTTTAGAGGCTATGGTCTTAAGAAAGATACGAAAGAAGAAAGACTGACTCGTATTAAGCACCACAACTCAATATGGGGACCGTTTGGTAGAAACCTGCACGAAGACTTGATCGGTGTTGCAGGCCAAGGCACTACAATGAGAGAAGGTACTGAAACTCGTCGTATCTTGCATGGTCGCCATGAGAATGGTACTATTCATGATGAGGTAGGTATGAGACATTATTACGCAGCATGGGGAAACATGCTAGGTGTAGATCCAATGAGGCCATTAGCAGCATAATTGACATAT